TTTAATATTGCTTATCGATTTAGAACTTATGAAGAATATCAGGATGATGTTCTAAATATTCCAGATGTTGCATTTGAATCTGGAAGTATTGTGTATCAATTGAATATAACTGATACTAAATTCACTTCTAACAATTTTATGAATAAATTGAAACAAGAAGGGAAATTGGCTAAAAGTACTATAAGAAAATGCAAAGGTAGAGGAGAGGGAACAATTCATTTCGATTATCGTAATAAAATTGTTCACTTACTTACAGATAACTTTCAAGAGAAATACATATTTCATATAAAATCCAAAATTTTGGATTGTTATCTTGATATAAGTGAATCTGGACTCTCTACTGATATTATACGCAGTCTACGTATTAAAAATAGACAACTAGTTTAAATGTGATCTTGATTGAAAAATAAAATTCCTAGTTATAAATTTTCAATCATTGCTATTTAAATATTAGGCGTGTTATTTAACATTACCTTCCAGGATGTCCTTGAGCAGCCCTCTTAAATCCAGGAAACCTAGGTGCGATCATTATGATTAAGTCGTCATTTGGTCTAAGAAATTGACTTGCTAGTTTAAATAATGATCCAACAAATCAAGACGTCTTTTCTCAAAATGAAGAAAAGATGCAAATTCTTACTCTCCAAGACGAGGGTTCTAATGATGCTGCTTTTGCACCTGATGTTAATACGATGACTGATCCAGTTTTAATTAAAGAATCAACTGCAGAAACAAAAACTCATAAAATTCCAGATTTTCTTAATAGATTGTATAAACTTGAAAGTTTTGACTGGACTATTGCTCAAACAATGGGAACTGTTCTTAAAACATATACATTCCCTGATATTTTACTTAAAGAAAGTCCAATTAAAGACAAAATTACTCATTTTTATGGTCTTAGGGCTGGAGTAGAATTTATTGTTCTTGTTAATAATCAAAAATTTCAACAGGGTAATTTACTTATTAGTTATTTACCAAATGCTAAATATAATCCTGTTAAGAAAGCTATGCATGCTGCTAATATGCAAGGAATTGTAACAAGATCTGGTGCTCCTAGAGTAAATTTAGATCTTATGGACACTACACGTGCTTCAATGAAAGTACCTTATATGTCACCATTTGTTTTCTATAATCTTCTTACTAAAGATGGTACTATTGGAGATTTTCAAATTTCTGTTTATAGTCCTCTTTTTGACGTTGCTGCTGACGGTAAAGTTACAGTTGGTGTTTATGCACGTTTTATTGATGTAGATCTTGAATTCCCTACTGCTGAAAAACCTGCAACGTATGGTCAAGTTCCTTTGCTTACTGAAGCTTTTGATGATTTGTCTTATAAACCTGATAGAGCAAAATTAACTACAGCTAAAACTCAAATTGAAGAAATTCTTGCACGTATAGACGATGGTTCTTTTTCTTTTCAAATGGACACTAGTGCTTCTTGTTTTAAACAAAAAGCACTTCCTAAAATGGCTTCATCTAATGATAATAATTTGACTCATATGATTTCTACTCATTCTGCTAATTCTTTGATTCCTACTGATACTGGTCATGCATCTAAAAATGAAATGGATTTTAGTACAATGCTTTCTATTCCATGTTATTATGATATGTTTACTATTGATGCTAGTGACCCATCTGCAGAAAATAAATATTCTGTTGAAGTTTCTCCAGCTAAGGGTCCTGATGTTACTAATGCAGATACATCTGAATCTGCAGATTATATTAAAGCTGTTTCCACTCTTTTTAAGAAATGGAAAGGTGGAATTATTTATAGATTTAGAGCAGTTAAAACCAGATTTCATTCCCTTAGAGTTAGAGTATGGTTTTCTCCTGGTAGTTCTGCAGTTTTGGGTGTAGATAGAAATACAGTTTATTCAAAAATTATAGATTTAGAAGTAGAAAATAGTTTTACTTTCGAAGTACCCTATATTCATCCTTATAATATGTTAAATGTTACAGGTAGTGTTGGTACTACTTCGCTTGGTCTTCTTGGAGTGGATGTTGAAAACCAAATGGTTCATCCTACTTCTGTTAAAGATTCAATTCAAATTATTGTTGAAAGATTTGGTGCTCCTGATTTACAATTTGCAGAACCTGCTTTAATGAAGTTTTTCCCTTTCAATCCTACTGTTAGAATAGATCCTCAGTTAGAACCTATACCTCCACCACCTACTCCAATTGATTTAATCAAAATAGACGATGATGAATCAGTAGAAGAATTACTTGACGATAAGTTGCATTATCAAATGTCTTCTCCTTCTTCTGCTGATCTTAAATTACGTATAGTTAAACCTCATGTAGAAATGTGTCAAGATATGTTTGAAAATAATACATATAGAGGAATTCTTAGTGGTGCATGGTTTTTTAGTAATGTTCCTTGGTATCATTTTTTCCCAGCTATTTTGTTGGCTGAAGTTGCAATAATTGGAACTTTAGATATTGCACATAAAATTTATTCTAATTTAATGTATAAAAAAGATTTAACTACTGAAGGTATTGAACCCAATCCTGGACCTGTTTTTTGTATATCAAATGCACTTTCCTTGGGTGTTCCTGCTTACTTTTCTTCCGCATTTCCTGGTAAACAAAAAGTTACAATTAATGTTTATGGTATTGCACCTACTACCTCTCCTATGTCTATAGTTATTGGTGGTGATGTTATTTCAGGTAATCTTAATTTATCAAGTTATACAGGTCTTACCTATAGTATGTATTATAATGGTAGTGAAACTCCTATTATTAGTGCTGAAGCAAATGGTAATGCTGGAGGTTTTATTAATGTTATCTTTGATACTATTGTTAATCCTTCTTTTCAATATCAAATGGATACAGAAGATTTACATTATCAAATGGGAATGGATACTGAACAAGATATGGAACGTACTGGTTTATCAGATGATAAT